CTACTGGTACTCCTTTGACTCGATGAATCGCTTCACAGTCACCATGGGCCAACTCAGCACCGGTGCGCGTGCCACTTCCGCCAACGACACCTCGGTCTCCATCGTCGCCGGCGCTTCTGGCAGTGGCGTGTCTTTGAGCTACAACCTCGCAGGCGAGCGCAAAAGCGCGACCTACGCCAATGACGGCCACACCGAGAGTTATGACTTTGATGCCACGGGGCATTTATCTCACTGTCACGGTTGCTGCACTGGTTTCAATCGTCGGCGCAATCATCACGTTGTGGGCGCGGCGTGGCTGCTAACCATGCAGTCTAGGCGCGGCCTCGCCGCTGGGACGCCGTGCCGGCCCGGCGCCCCTCACTTCCACGTTGAACGTCTGCTTGTCAGACGGGTGACTGGCTGCAGAAGGTCGGCCACTGCCGGTCACATGCTCACTCTGATGATCCGCACCCAGCCTATTTCTGATATTCACAGAATTTCGGCTCCGCAGCGAGAACGGTCTGTCGACTCCGAACACGCGACGTGCAAAGCTTGCCGTTAAAGCCGTCATTGAGCGGCGACGCAAGCTGTAAGAAACTCAACTCCTCGCCCGTATACTGAGAAAGAATTCTTTCCACCAACAAGAAAAGATAAGGCAGGATCTGCAGGTGCTCAATCAATACACCGCATCCATTGCAGCCGGATGTTTATTTGAACTAAAGTACAGTCCCTTTGGAAGACCAGTGGGTGTCGAACTAAAAGAAAATCAGGCTAGCACGCATATTCCAATTGGAAGCGAACATTTCACCGCACTACTCGATTACCTCGAAACAACAGGCATTATTCCAAGTCCAAACATCGCTTGGGTATCGTTAGTAAGAAATAGCGAACAGGAACTTCTCTACTACGAAACGAACATTGGTAAATTCGTTGATTCAGAAAATCCGATTTCCGATCACATTCGCAAATTGTTGCGCGAGGACACCCGCTTGGCCAGCACCGCCGATTCGGCGATGAAGCCAAGGCCTTTGGCAACGTCTTCAAGGTAGTTGAGAACAAGTTGACGGTTGTTGCTGATGGCAATCAGCTCACTGCTAAAACCACCTGTCTCCGTCTTAGCAATAAAAAGTTGCTCAGTCAGGTCGGCCAAGATTGGAATGAATGCGGAGCCAATTTGGCGCTGCACACCTTCGTTCACCGCGTGCAGTCGCTTGAGGTTGTCATTGAACTCTTCTGCTGCCCGTGCAGCATCGGCTGACATCACCAACCCTAAGCGCTTGGCCTCTTCCATCATGGCGGTGATGCCCTCACGCCCTTGGTTAAGCATCGGGATCATGTCCAGACCGTTCTTGCCAAATAGCTTCACCGCAAGGGCAGCTTTTTCGGCACTGTCTGGCATGGCTGAGAACTTGTCAGCCAGATCGAGCAAGACTTCTTCGGTCGGGCGAATCTGGTTGTGTGCATCTACTGCAGAGATGCCAAACGCACGCAACGCTGCACTGCCCTCGCCGCCTTTGACTTTCGCGTCAAACATGGCCGTCGACAAGAACTTCAAGGCCTTGGTCAAACTCTCCGTGCTGACATCCGACAGATCGGATACATAAAGCAGTGCAGACAACGCCTCAACGGAAACAGCCGTTTTTTGGGACAGTTTGTTAAGCTCTTCACCCACCTCAGCCACGGGCACGATCAACTGGTGCATGCCGTAGCCAGCAGCAGCGATGGAGGCTCCAGCAATCAAACCTGCGGGCCCAAGTTTGCCCAGCACGGTGCCGAGCATGCCAAGACGCGAGGTGGCATCTTCCATTTGGGCGAATGCATCGTTGGCAGCTTTGGAGACGATCTGCAACCCGGCTGAAGCTGGTTGCGATGCTGCCTCAATGCGCTTGAGGGATTTCTCCCCTGCTTCGCCCACATCAGACAACTCTGTCTTGACCTTGCCGCCATCCACCACCGAGAGTCGAATTGCGAGATTGCGTTCAGTCATGTCCGTTACCTAAATCAATGAAGTTGACACACACCAGCAAACATGATATCTTTAAGATATCTATCCAAAGGGATTTCCAGATGAGAACCGCAACAGCTCAAATTGCCTTTCGCTACCGCCCACAAGACAGCGCGACTGGTGTGACTCGCACCACGACGAAGCGTTTAGCCGAAGTATTGGGCGTGGATGAAACACAAGTCATTCATTTGGCACTGCATGAGATGGCCACTAAATTTCTGCCGCAATACCAAGCCGATGAGGGTGCACTCACCAAAGTCCAACTTAGTCAAATCAAAAAATCAGCACCCAAGCCCAAAGGTGGAACTGTGCGCAGCACTCTCTTTGAAATGGAAAGCGCCTGATGCGTTGGTGGCCAGAACCAACGGCGGGCGATATCGCTTGGTGCCACTTTCCGGACAACATCCACCCCAAACCCAAGCCAAGACCGGGTCTCATCACTTCGACCAAAGAAGACGACGAGGGGAGGATCTTCGTGAGCGTGGCCTATGGAACCAGTCAAAAAACCGATCGCCTCTACAGGGGAGAATTCCGAATCACCAAGAGTGAGCATCCTGCCGCTTATGCCAGTGCAGGACTCAGCTATGACACCAAATTCAATTTGAGCAATACGCTGGAACTACCTTACAACGACGACTACTTTTCGATCCCGCCCCATGCACCTCATGGTCAGATGCCCAAACTGGGCACTCTGCACCCGAGCATGGTCCGCATTGCTGCCGCAGCCTTTTCAGCTGTCAATAAATAATTGCTACGCGATCAAAATTCAGCGTTCAATCTCGGTTGAAAGTGCTTTGATCAGGCCAGCCTCGACGGCAGGAAAAAGCTGCGACATTGCAGGCACGTTTGCATCAAGCGCCTCACAGGCTTGCCGCCATGCGTTGAAGTCCAAGCCAATCACTGTGTTTTGGGCCATGCGAAGCTGAGCCGCACAGACTTCAAGCACCGACAGCGCCTGCCACCCCTCTTCAGTTTGGGGGGCGTTCAATCGGTACGGGCACTCAGGGCATGATGTCCCGCAAGCTTCGCAGTATGTGGGCCCGCCACCGAAGTGCCATTCGGTACGAGCCTTCAGACGTTTTTTTCTGCATCCAACAAATAAAGCGCAGCCAGATATTCACGCTCGAATGCGTCGGCCACAGGCCACAACTCCATCAGGGCTTCAATGCCTTCTGGACTCACGGGTGTGGCCTTGCCTTTCTCATCACCTACGCCTTCCCATGCCAGCACGGCCAGCTTGGCGAGTTCGGTGATCAGCGTCGCGGTGCGCTGCCCCGCTGCTTCATGGTCTTTGCCATCGATGACAGATGCCGCGTGTCGAGCGGCCATGACCAGCGCAGTAGTGGCTGGTTTGACCTTGACGCGCACGCCATGGTTCAAGTCGAGCCAATACGGCTCACGTTTTAAGTTGAGTTTGAGCATTGAGAAATACCTGTGCGTGTGGCTGAATACGTGCGGCTCAGTAGCTGGCCACATCGTTGTGAAGAATGACTGTGAACATCCGACCTGCGGCGGTGTTCTTGGCGGCTTGCCAGTTGAAGGTGGCCTGAATGCCACCAGGCCCGGAGATGGAAAGCTTGGGCTTGGGTAGGTACACCTCATGTGCGATGAAGGTCAAACTCTTCGTGGCATCAATGACGTAGCTAAACGTCAACTCCAGCGGCGCATTGTTGGTCGCCGCATCAATGAGGTCTGTGTCTGCAAACCGAACCTCAAGGTTTCCGGTCAGGCTGGCAACGGTTGGATCAGCGCCTTCGATTTTTCCGTCAGAGCGGATGGTCTCAATGCGGGCCAGGTTGTTTGAATAGGTGAGCTGCGCCGCCACCACGTTGCCCAGTGCCTGTCCGTTCTTTTTGATCGAACCTTGGAACTGGTTAAACCGCGTGATACCTAAGGCTTGCGGCGTTGCATCCACTGACACCAGTTGCTTGACTTCCCCTTGCGCGATCAACCCCAAGGTTGCATCAGCAGCACCAGAGCGCGCGAATTTGATTTGGACGGAGTTAACCATCACGCCCGACGATTCAAAGTAAGCGGGGATATCAGGCAAGCCTGTTTCAAGCGCGAGACTAGGCAGTACAGGCTGCCCTGAGCCAAAGGTGTGTTGGTGGTCTACATCACCTAAGGAGGTGGGAGCACCCAACAAAGCTTTGAGCCACAAACCAAAGTTGCGCAAATCGATCGGGACCACCATGTCGCCTTCGACCTTGATCACATCACGAATTGGAGCGCTGGGGTCTCGCCCCAAACCAATCAGGTCATTGGCAATGAGTCCTTGCTCAGAGCCCAATGAGGTAGAAACAAATGGGAGCTTCCAATAGTCGGTACTGCCGCTTGGATTTGTACCGTAGGAAGGTTCGAATGCAGCCAGCAAGCTGGCATTTGCGCCATAGGCACGGGCCATAGTTTTTCTCCAGTTTTAAATTGAATCAAGACAGCGGATCACTGCTTGCGTAATGCATCACCACATCCAAGGTACAAGCCTTGATGCCCACTGCACCATCGGGTGCGACTTCTTCGAACTTCGGGGGATGGATTTCGATGAACTCCACAACGCCACCCAAAGTTCTGTCTGCTGTGACAAGTACCGAGAACAGCTTGAGCAGCGCATCCATGCGCGCGTCTCGCTCCGCGCCATCGGGGTGACTCACGTACACCTCCAGATTGGCCGAGTGCTCCCACTGATAGGTCAGTGGCGAGAGCATCACCTCGACTTCATTCATGTCGCCATCACGCAGCACCACCATGGCGTGCTCTGTCATGCGCTCGGGCAGCGCGCTGTTGCGCTTGGGCACATTGCCACCAAGGGGCAGCTGCCCCAACAACTGAAACAAAGCCCCGACGGCTTCTTCACGCTTAGACATAAAAAAACAGGCCGCGGCCTGCTCCGGTAAATCAACCCCTGCCCTCATTCATCGGGCCAGTTGGAGATGACGTTTTGAATGAGCTGGGATTCCCAGCGTTGAACGGCTGAATTGATGTCGATCTTCTTCTTGAGCTGAGCCTGAGGGACCAGCAAAAAAATCGGCACACTCACCAGCCCCTTGCCCGACTGTTGCGCCGAAGCAGAAGCGGTTGTGAATCCACCCCGCTTGCCTGTTCTTGCACGCTGGTTGTCCGCCACCAAGAGTGACGGCTTACCAGCTCGGTAGACAAATCGAAGTCTCTGGCCTCGCATGCGCTCCCAAAGTCCCGGTGTGATGCGTTTGCCCCGTGGCCCCGTGCCAGCAGCTGGTAAGGGAATGGAGAGCCAAAACCCGTTCTTCGAACGAATCAACGCGCCCTCGTCATGGGCAGCCACGACCACGGGTGCTCGGCTGTAAACCAAACCGGCAGCGCCCAGACTCTCACGCCCCTTGGGATAGACCTCACCGCGCCAGGTATTGGCAAGACGTGCACCCAGTCCAGCCCCAGTGATCTGACTGCGCAGCTCACTTTTGAGGCCATCGGTAGCATCACGCACACCTGTGGTCACCGCATGTCTGGCAGCTTTGAGTTCAGCTGCCATGAGTTCTTGAAGGTTGCCACTCAGTGCAGCAATGAGTCTTGAAGACACACTCAATCCTCCGGCCAGATAGATGCGCTCACCGTCCAGACAAGCCGCTCACGGTCAATGAGCGGCTCCCCTTGGAGGACATAGCGCATCCCACCCAACACCAATCGATCGCCATCTCTTGGCTGTTTGACCTCGGACGCCATCAACTCAAAGCGCTGGGTATCGACCACCAGATGGGTTTGACCGAAGTCTTGAACTGCATCGGGCGCTTTGGCGATCACCCGCACATCGAGGGAGACCCCCGCTTGTGTGATGTACACAGCGGGAGTCCCCAAGCGAAGAAACAACCGAGAGATGAGCTGAACGAAAGGATCTCGGCTCATCAACTAGCCCCTCAGCTAGCGATGACTTTGACCAGCAAGCCGGGACGGTGACACATGGGCAGCGGGTTACTCTGCGTGTGCAAGTCCGTACCGCGACCAAAGTCACGAGGCTCTTGCTTGGCATACAGCGGTTGACCCAAAGTGTTGACCGTCTCGTTGAAGTCGGCAGGCGCGAAGTACGTGGCAAACGTGTCGAGCGTGCCTTCAGGGAACGCTTGGCCTTCGCCTGGTTCAATGAAGCGGCGCACGACACCATTCATATCCGAGGCTTGCCCCAGATACTCTTCAAAAGTAACGCCAGCGAAAGTGAACCCAGAACGCTGATCAATTCGCAGCGCTAGGCTTTCTTGATACCACTGATAGGCCTTCACCACATTGGGATGGCCGGTCAAGGCATCGAAGAAATCTGAGGACACGAGCATCCGCACATTGGTCATGTACTCGCCCTTGAGATTCATCTCAAAGTAGCGTTTCAGGTCCAAACACTTCTTCTTGACATCCGTGTCCTTCTTGTTGAGCTCGAAATTGAACACCGCAGGCGTGATCTCGAACTCTTCAAACAGGTCATACAACACGGAGCCATCAGCATCCAAGATGACGCCTTTCAAAGCACCCATGCGCAAGTGCTCCAAAGTGATCGCGTGCTTGTTGCGCATGGTCTGCAAATGATCGGCCATCACATTGGCAACCGTTTCGGTGTCGCTTTCGGATCCGAACATACGCAGGCCTTGAATTTCTTCGGGTAACACCACGTCGTCGTGCGGAATGTGAGGAATCACGAACGAACGCAACTTGCGACGTCCACGCTGCCCCACAGTCCCGGGGGCGCCTACAGGCAATGTGGGCAAGAGGTTCAACACGCCATTACGCTCTTCAATGGCAATCTGGCGAAAACGCACAGGCTTGGCAGGCATGAGATTGATCTGTTCGATCTTGCCGAACTGATTGGGCAAGATGTTGATCGCTGCGGTCAACGCGGTCATCGAGAACGCGGGGGACTGGAAAGGATTGTTCATTGCTTAGACTCCTTGACGAACGAGAATGCCGACGGCTTCGAGCTGCGCAGTGGCAGTCGTTTTTTCTTCGGCGGTGATGGCAGCGGGCCACACGAGTGCGTGGTGCGCGACGATGGCTTGACGGGTCACAGCGATGCCGCTGGACTTGTCGCCTGTGCTGGCATCCACGGACTGCAACAAAACAGCCGTGGCGATCTGCGTGCCATCGGTGGCAGCGGGGTCAAGTGCTTTGACCTTGCCGTTAGCATCTACACGGCCAAGGACTGTGCCGATGCGCAAATTCTGGCCAGCAGCGACTGTGACTTGGTCGCGGGAATAGAGGGACTCTTCCTCATACTTGAGCAAGTCGCCCAAGGTCAACTCATTGGTGAGAACTGACATTTAAAACTCCTAGTTGGATTTGTAAGAAGGACGATTGGCTGCGAGCTTTTGGGCACGCTCCTTCGCAGCAAGCACCACAGGGCTTTGCTCAGGCTTGGTCGTCGTTTGGGTACCGGCTTGCGGCAAGATGCGAGAGCTGATCTCGGGGCTCTCGGACGCTTTAGCGGCCAACAACTCATTGCGAACTTGCTCCACACTCAAACCACGCTCCAGCGCAGAAAACGTCATGTCTGATTTGCCAGCCAGCAAGCACATCTCGGCGACAGCCAGAACATTGGCACTGGCTTTGCGGATGTCATGACCGGCTGCCGCAACAGCGGTTGCAACTGCAGGCTGAACCACTTCAGTGGCCTCATCCTTTGGAGCACCAACACCAGCAGGTGATTCAAATTCCTGGTGAGCGTCTTGGTGCTGTTCTTGGACAGCACCTTCGCCCGTAGGTTCTTGTGGATTGGCATCCTCAGAAGCCACAGCAGTGGAAGTGGTGGCGACAGAAGCTGTGGCTACAGGCGGGCCAGATGGCTGCGGTGATGCTTTCGACATCAATTTCTCCTTAGAAAAAACTGGATCGGGAAGTGAGACTTCCATCTCGCGCCCCGATCCAAACGATCGCGCGATGGCAGATTTGCGTTGTTGAACTTCCATAGCCAACGCACGCAAGGCGTCGTCTGCCGTGCCAATGGCATCTGCAAACCCAGCCTCAATGGCGTCACCCGCGTAAAAAAGTCCCGCCTGTGTGTCTCGTACGGCTTGCGCATCCACCCCTCGGTTGGTGGCTACCGTTGAGACAAACATTTCGTAAAGCCGATCCACCTCTGTTTGAAGCGCGGTCGATGCTTCGTTGGAGAGCGGCAGATGTGGTGACAAGTCGTTTTTGCGATCGCCTGCGTAAATGGCCGTGTATCGATAACCATCAAGCGCATCGCGCTGGGTTTGATCCACGTGAAGCGCAATCACGCCAATGGAGCCCACACCACCTGTGCGAGTCAGATAGATGCGCTCCGCACTACAGGCAATCGCGTAGGCGGCAGAGAACGCATCGTCGTTAGCAACCGCCCAAATAGGCTTGGCACTTCGCGCACTCACGATCTCGTCTGCAAGATCAAAAGCTCCGCCCGCTTCTCCACCAGGAGAGTCGATGTCAAGCAACACAGCATCCACGCTTGGATCATTGATCGCTGCATCGATTTGTGCGCTGGTGGAGGCGTAGCTGGTCAAACCTGATGCAGCGTCCATGGCACCCGTGCGCCGCACCAGCGTCCCGAGGATGCTGATCACTGCGATATTGGGGGTTTGCAGATCTGAGCGCATCACGCGCTCAGGTGGAGTGATTTGCGCCAGCTGGTGCGCTGAGGTTTCTGGAACGACCATGCCCATGCGTGGCCCCACCACCGAGAGGATGACCTCAAGCTTGCGGGGATGAATGAGCAAAGGCGTACCAAAAACCCGCGAAGCCAGATACGGCATCGTCGGAAGATTTGTCATAAGACCTCTGAGTTAAGAGATGAAAAAACCGTGTCTAGGTTTCTTGGTCCACCAGCGGCGCATCAGCCACGTCCGGTGGATGGGTGGGAGCTGCTTGGTTCGTAGCTCCATTGCGGGCGACTAAGCGCGGATCTGTGTCGAGCACCAGACCTAACGAATCGGCACGCGCGTTGTCTGCGGCGATCTCCCGATCGATGGACTCCGCGTCGTAGCCGTAGGATGAAATAGCTTCTGAGCGACTCATCAAGCCAGAGCGAATAGCCAATTGCATGGCCTTGAACTCTTTCTCGGGATCCACCCATTGCCAGCCTTGTGGGATCCACTTGGCCGCTTGGTACTCCCGCGCTTTGGTGCGGTAGTTCGGCAAATCAAGCTTGCCCTCCAGCACAGCTTGCTGCATCCATGCGCGCCAGATCGGGCGACACAACTGATGAACGATCACGCCGTGCTGCAAGGTTTCGCATCGACGCCGAAACTCCAGCAAGCCCGCCCGAATGGATGAGTAGTTCACTTGGGTTAAGTCGCCTGTGAGCATCTCAAACGTGATGCCCATGGCTGCGGCCACGGCTCTGAACTGCTGACGCATGAACTCGGCATAGCTCGAACCCACATCTGCAGGCGCAGAGAACTTGATGTCCTCACCTGGCTCCAAGATCTGAAGCGTTCCGGGCTCCATCCCTGCAAGGGCCACCCCGCTTTCATCGGCATCGCCCTCACCCATGAGGTTGTCCTCAGGGGCCATGCGGGTGATGAAGCCAGCGAACATGGCCGCTGTCTTCTTGCGCACCAACTCGGCATCGTCGTATTGATCCAGCTCATTGAGCTTGACCAATGCTCTGGCAAGCCATGGCTCACCCCGGATCTGTCCCGGTCGAAGTGGTCGGTACAGATGCACGATTTCAGTCGCATCCACACGGACCAAATCAAGACTGCCCGCACCGGATGCACCAGACATCGGCGCCAGCATCCCATCATTGGGATGCGCACGGTACAGGTGATACGCGACGCGTCGGCCCAAGAGGTCAAACTCAATGCCTGCTCGAATCACGTTTCCGTTAGGCAAGTCCTGATTCAAGCTGATTGGCAAATGCTCTGCTTCGAGCACTTGGAGCTGAAACGCCACAGACAAGTTGTCTTCTGCCCTTCGGTAGCGCATGCGCACAAACGCTTCACCACCTTCGAGCATTGCGCGAGTGGCCAAACCTTGAAGTCCATAGAAGTCAGTGAGTCCCGCCGAATCGGCGTCCTCACACCAACTCCACCACAAGGCATGAACTGCCTCGCGCTGGGGTTGATCTTGAATCATGCTTTGCGGCTTGATGCCTGTACCAATCGCATTGGCCACAAAGGCTTCAATGCCTGCGGCTGCCCAAGCGTTACGACGCACAAGATCACGGCTCTTGGTTCGTAGCTGGTCTTGGGTCAGCGCCAACGCTGAAACGGCACCCGGATTGCCCGGATTCCATTTCAGCGCGCGTCGCCCCATCCCTGCACCGTCATAGACCGGGGTGTTGCCAAACATCCGGCGTTTGATTGTGTTGATCCAACTCATCACAACCCCTTAGACGTTGTGATGCGAATCTGACGGGACTTGCGCTTACCTGCTGCGCGTGCAATCTGGGACTCCACTTCGGCAATGGCAGCTTTGAGATCCACCACGCTTCGGTACTCGACACTCTTGCCGTCATACGTCACGCGGTGTTCTCCGCTGGCCAAGGCCTCTCGCAAAGCCTGAAGGTGTTGTTCGGTATAGCTCGTCATCACTTCATCCAGTTACTGCGAATGACCCTCCTGCCACGCTGGGGGACTTTGTTCATAAAAAAGCCTCCGACGGGGGTGGCTGGGAGAGTTGTAGACGTTGAAGGATTTTGCAATGCTGGCGGGCTGCGCCATGGCACATCCTCCACAGGCACCTTCTCCACAGACTCATTCACCTCCTCATCGGCATGGAACTCGACCTTGGGCTCTGCTTCCACAAAGTCCACATCCATGTCATCGTTGGGTGGCCGCACACCCTGAATCCCTTGCAAGAACTCAGGCGTCTCAAAACCCGGGCGCACTGGAAACAGTCCATCCATGCGCAACTCTGGTGGCTCAGCACTCAGCGGAATGCCCAGTTGGCGCTCAAGCTCCAACCAGTGACGTTCCTCGAAACGATCTAAGCCCGCCAGACTTGCGGCGGCACGCGCGTACACGTAACAGTCCAATGCCTCATTGCGCTCACGCACCTTTTGCCATTCTCGAAACGAGAAGCCGTTACGGTCCCGCCGTGTGACGAGTTGCTCTGAACACAGTTGCTGGACATATTCCGCATCCACCTGCGGCAAGTGGACATAGCCGTTGGGGAACACAATCTCACCGTCTTCGGTGACCTCGATAGGTTTGCGCAGGTTGTTGAAGAACTCCAGCTTGGCAATGCCGCCCACCACCGCATAGACGCGCAGGCCACGCCGCAGACGTTTACCGTTGGTGGTCATGTCCACCGCAGTGGGCAAGCCGACCAACGCAGCACCGCGCGCCACACCCTTCATCGGCAACAAGCGCGGGTCATGCTGACGACGCACAAAGGCATAAGCCTCTTGGGTTGCGTAGCCCGTATCAAGTCCCATGCGCACCAAGCGCATCGGCACACCACTGATGTGGGTCCAGCTCTCTTGCAACATGAGTCCCAAACGCAGCCAGACATCATCTCGAGCGGTATCGCCTTCGAGCACCCGGTGCTCAATGAGCCAAGAGCGCATCTCACGCCCAAAGCCCCAGATGGAGACTTCGATACGATCTTTTTGAACGTCAATGCCACCTGCAAGCAGCAAAGCGCCATATGGCACCGTACCGATTCGGTAGGACTCCCGACGCTGAAGCAAGCGCTCCCAATCAGGCGTTTCGCCTTGCTCGACCCAAGTCTCACCCAGCTCGGTGTTCTTAAAAGCCTTCAGTGCGGTTGCCGAACCTTGCGCCAGCTCCCATGCCTGTGCAATCTCTACCCAGCTGCGCCAGCCCACCGGGCTGTACAAACTAGACAGATGAAAACCAGCAGTACGCCAATTTCTGGGCTGAGTCGCTACCCAGCGCCCCCGTTCCAACATTTGCGTCTTGGCATGCTCGTAGATCGGTTCCTCGCATCCTGTGCAGACGTAACGCACGGATTCCGGTTGACCCTTTTCCCAAATCAAGTGCTCAAACTGCAAGCGTTGCTCATGCCCGCAGTGGGGGCACGGCACCATGAAGTGGCGCTGGTCGGATTGCTCAAACTCCCGCTCAATTCGCGAAACACTGGAGATGGTCGGGGTCGACACAATCAAAATCTTGCGCCGGGCAAACGTACGGGTACGAGCCTCGGCCAGCGAGATGGCGTCACCTTCACCTTCCACGTCACCGGGGTAACCGTCCACCTCATCCAAGAAGAGGTAACGCACAGGCATGGAACGCAAGCCCACCGCACTGTTCGCGCCCGTGAGGACCAACACCCCGCCACGGAACTCCTTGGTCAGGATGGTGTTGCCAGAGTCACGAGCGCGCGCAGGTGAGATGAGGGCCGAGAGTGTTTCGCTCTCTTCAATCAACGGGTCAATCCGCTGCTTAGAGTTTCGTTTGGCCATCTCCACTGTGGGGGCCACAGCCATCATGGGACCTGGTGCCATGTGAATCACATAGCCAATCCAGTTATTACCGCACTCGGTACCCCCCACTTGAGCGCCCTTCATGAACACCACACGCTCAACTGGGGAGCTGGGTGAAAGGCAATCCATGATCTCTTTGAGATACGGCGTGCGACTGGTGCGCCAGCGGCCAGGCTCAGAGGCTGACTTACCCGACAAGAAGCGGTATTGGTCAGCCCATTCAGAAACGCTCAGTAATGGGTCGGGGGTGAGTCCCTCGCGCCACGCCTCAGCGATGGCATCAATTCCGTCGTAATGTTCAAACACATTGGTGTTCCTCAATCGATTCGCACCGCCACATCACCTAGATCCTGCAAATGCTCACGCACCGCCAACTCCAAGAGTTGGTGCATTAGGTGAGCATCGACGTCCAATTCAGACGCTAGCTGTGCAGAGACACGAGCGGGCCAGTTCAGCCAAGCATCACGCTGTGTGCGCGCTAATTTGTAGACATGGGCCACCGCTTGCGCTCGGTCCACCAAGTCGCCTTTAAGGCGCGCTAAGCGCACCTTGTTGGTTTGCGCTTTGAGCACCTCATTGGCTGTTCTCGCTTGCAGCAAGGTGGTGCCACCCACTGAGGGTGCTTGCGCCCCTGACGAGTCACCTAGCGTTTCTCGAACGCTGGCAATCGCCTCATTGGGCACAGGACGGTGTTCGCCACGTTGTTGCGAGGCATCTGTGTTCAGACGCCACTGCTCGTTGGCCTTGTCTACATCAATGGATCCATCGGGATTAGCAGTGATGCGACCGGTTTGGATGGCTTTGCGCACAGCGCCATCAGAAATTCCACGGTAGCGCGCATAAGCGCGCATGGACATGTTTTGGCTCATGAATGAGG